TTTAGCTACGCAACAGTCAATCAAGGCTTATGTTGATGCTCAAAAAGCTGATATGCAGTTTGTTTTAGAAGATGGTGACGGCACAGAAGTACAGATCACTAAAGATAGTGAAGTCAAGTTTGTAGAAGGTGGTGGTATTGATATAAACTGGACAGACACTTCTACTGGTTCAGATGGTGATCCTTATGATTTAACTTTTACAATTAATGCAGCACAAACTGGTATTACATCTTTACTAGCTACAGATATAAAAATTGGTGAGGATGATCAAACTAAAATAGATTTTGAAACAGCCGATACAATTAATTTTTATGCAGGAAACGAAAAACAATTAATACTTACAGATGGAGCTTTAACACCAGGTTCTAATGCAATTGTTGATTTGGGAACTGACAGCCTTGAATTTAAAGACGCATACTTTGATGGTACAGTTGAAGCTGATGCAATTACAATTGGTGGAACAGCATTATCTGAAGTTATATCTGATACGACAGGTGCTATGTTTTCAAGTAATACAGAAACAGGTGTTACTGTTACATATCAA